CTATTCTTCAAATCTATATCGGATATCTACCGCCCCATTTTGGCTTATGTCTATTCGTGCAATTAATTTCTTAAAAACCGGATATAGATTTTCAGAATCCTCTAGCAACTTAAATGCATCTTTTACCTTCTGCTGCTCGACTATTAACGCTTTAACGTCATCCAATTTTAAAATTTCTAACTCTTTTTCTTTTATATTTTTCGCAAAGTTAGCATCTCGTTTGGTAAAAGTTGCTTTATCGATAGATCCACCATCTAAATACAAATCTAATAAACGCTCTCTTTTTATCTCTAATTCTTTCTTTTCTTTTCTTAATTTCTTCTGCTTTTCTTGATGTTTATCTTTATCATTCAATTTAAATACTTTTTCCAAATCTCTCTCTTTTTCCTTTAATTTTCGCAACACAAGAGAACGCAATCTTTCATACCTTAGTCCGGAGTGTTTGACGCAACCACGCCCACCAGTCAACTTATACGTGCCGCACGTTAAATAACCATAATTAAGCTCTTCACCTTCTTTGTTTTTGTATTTGTAAGTGTGTAGAACAAACGGTGAACCACAATGAATACAACGTGCTATTCCTCTTAATTCATTCGTTACTGCTACACGCCGCTTTATTTTTTTATTTATTTTGGGGTTATTTATTTTATCCCATAACGAACGTTCAATTATAGCCGGATGATGATTTTCAAATACTACCCACTTTTCTCTAGGCTCTTGAATCCGCTTTTTTCTTCCGTCTACTTTTACCTCTGTAGACCTCCCCATTACATAATCACCTTTATACATAGGATTCGTAATTATTAGCTTCACAGCCGAATAAGTCCACAATTTCCCAGATCTCTTATACTTACCAACATCATTTAGTGCATTAGAAATTCTCAAATAGCCTAATCCATTGTCATATAATTCATACATTTCCCGAACAATTTCAGCTTCTTCCTGATTAATCACATATTTCTTATCTACAATTTTATAACCATACGGAACTGTCCCACCAGTGTACTCTCCCCTTCTTACCTTAGCCGCTAGCGCTGCTGATATAGAAACGGATAATGTCTTAGGTAATTGGGATGCAAACATTGCATACATCTCAAACTTCAAATCATTTTTCCCTTCATAATAACTGTCATAACCTTCTTCAATCGTCACTAATCGGACACCATGCCCTAACAGTATCTCCTTGATTTCTAATGCGTCCCTCAAATCTCTTCCCAGTCGATGAATAGATTTAAAAACAACAGTATCTAATTCTTTTTTACGAGCTTTCCCCAAGATCAACTGCATCGCACGTCTTTCTAGCCATGCTGTTCCAGAAACAGCTTCATCTTTATAAATTGAATTTTCATCCCACTCGAATCCGTTTTTTTCAATCCAGTATCTACAGATTTCAATCTGATTTTGAATCGATGAAACTTGCTCATCTTTATCAGTGGATACACGTACATATACAGCATATTTCAACTAATATCACCCTCCCACATCCATCATGATTATGACACCATTATATAACTCCTGGAGTCATATGGCAATCTATTACCAAAACAAAAAGACGACTTTCTACAGTCGTCAAAATAAAAATATATAAATCTCAAAAATTTAGGAGGGGGTAAACAATACACAACAACATCTAATAAAAACAAAAAAGAAAAAGAACCCCCTCTATAAAAAATATACCTTATATATATAATATAAATATATAACTTATAAATATATATTATATATAGAGTATATTATTAGTAATAATATATAAGTATTGTTACTGTTAGTGTTCTAAGGGGTTAAGACTGTAACATACTCTACATTCTAAAGTCCGTATATATCAAATTGTTCCCATGGTCCCACTGCGTTTCTATCGGCGATTAATTGATTATTTTTTTTATGATCAGCACTAACATACTTACCGTTCGATGAAATTATTACAAATTTCCGCCTCCCCCCGATATTAACAGGTTGAAAAGTGAACTGTTCCTGCGGCCCAATCCATATTCTATTAGCCACTAGGCCCCCACCACTACCATAATCAGCTGATACAAAATTATTATTTGCAGCCCTTAATGCATATTTATTTCCTGACTCCCAAGTAATTGGAATTAGCGTAAAGCTTTCCCATGGTCCTACAGCATCTCTATTTGTAAAAAGCCAACCACCTTCAGCATTAGCATATTTTCCTGCATCATCTCTAATTGATATCACTTTAAATTGTCGGTATACATGTTCATACTCAAGTCTATCTTGTGGGGATTGGTTGTAAGTATTTAAACTGTTATACATAATACACCCTCCTTTTTCTTAGATACTCATTCTATGAAAAGGCGCATGTACTATGTTATAAAGATATGCTTCTGCCTATAAAAATATAAAGTCTTGTATCAGTCTTTAAATTCCTGAAACCACATAAACTTTTGCATAGATATCATATTTAGCTGCAAGCTGCTCCAGCTTTTTTTGTCTGTATTCTGTCATAGTAAAGAAATGAACGAGTGGTACTTTTTCGTTATATTTATTTTTGTAGTATAATGAAAACTCCCTATACCTGCTCATTTTTTCAGCGTTCACATTCATCATTTGCGTACGATCTATTTCTACAGCATTTAGTGTACCTTCTTCATCTCGAAACTTCACATCAGGAATAATTGTCTTCTTTTTATCATCTACTTTATAACGTATAGGTGTTTCTATCTGCCAGTCGTCGGGACAAAACAGATAGAGCCATGCTTCATTTCTCATTAAGCTGTGAGCTAGTCGACTATTTGGTACAATCTTCTCTGTATCGTCGAACAGTTCACGGCCTTTTTTATTTAAATAATACACGTACTCTTTTTGGTACACTGTATTATTTAAATAAGGGCTCAGGTCTTTTAAAATACGATTTGCGTTACGAATCCCTCCCATATCATGCACCGCCATTAGATGCCTACGTGTTGCGAATTTCAGCTTTCTAATCGAGGTCAGAATCGTCATCTGACGGTTTATTTTGATATGTGTCTGGATGTTCATCTTTCTTCACCTCGTATTGTTTTAGATGTTTCCACATCAATTTATCGCTGATAAAGGGTACCTGCAGTTCAATTAGTCGATCTGTTTTATAAATAGCCCTACCAGGTAAGGACGGCAATGTTTCTAGCCCCGATTCATCAAGGACAACCTCAGATGCCTTATATGTCGGTAGCCGAAATCCTAACTTCGCATCGGACATCTGTTTTACTACTGATGGGATTGACGTAACGGTCGGATATTGTGTAGCCAGAATCAAACGAAATCCTAAGCCGCCCGATACAGTCGCTATATAACTAAGCATGTACTGACACTCTTCTCGAATTTTATTAATGGGACGTGGTAATCCTTTGGCCGGAGCAAGTACGGCACCCTCATCAACAATAACGAAATACCGATCTTTTTCTTTTGTTTCAACAATATTTTTGTAACCATTTTCCTTCATGAATTTTCCACGCTCTTCGATTTTTTTCATTATTTGTTTTAGTACATGATGTGCTTTTTCTACAGAATCAGCCACTTCTTCCACCTGTTTTAAGCCGCTGAACTCGCTAAATTCCAATCCCTTTTCCTTTAAATCAATTAAATATACGTGAGCATTTTCAGGATTCGCCTCAATCAAAGTAGTAAGTAGTACTTTCATAAATACTGTTTTCCCCATTCGTGTAAGACCACCTAGTACCATATGAGGAGTTTTATCAAAGTCATGATAAATTAACTTCTCGAGGCTTTGCCCCATCGGTACTTGCCATTCACCTTTTTTTACTAGCCCTTCATTCCAACACCACTCTTGTGGGATACGTTTACTGAATACCCGAATCATTATCTTGTAGTTATCGTATTTGATACGTACAGGCTTATTTAATCCTTCACTTACAACATCCTCAACCTTTTGTATTAATTTAGATGGCATCCCTAACGGAAGTTTATATACATAAGTCGTACTACGATCATCTTCTTTTCTTTCGAGAAAAACCGGATAATGTAATTTTTCATCCTTCCTAATTGCAATCCCACTTACTTCAAAGAATACTTGTATTTTCTTTCTATCATCCTCTTTACCTTTTAAGCTATCATTTAGTAAAGCGTACCCGAGCGAAACTGCAGGTATTAATAACAATTCAAGCATAGGGGTTCACTCCTTATATATCCTTAAAGGATATAGTTGCTCTTTACTGGAAGATTTACATACAAGTTGTTTTTCTTATATAACAAAGTGTCCCATGATTCCAGGTTCTATGCCTTCAAAGAAACACCATTAGCACATAACGTAGAAGATACAAAAACGAGCCAATAAGAGTTGTATACATCGTCATACGTGGAAGCCAATGTGGAACACTCATCCCCATTTTCTCAGCTGCCTTCATCGCCACTACAGACAATCCTGTCGCTGTCCAAATTACTACAGCTTCCCCAGCAAGTGTCATATCGAATCCCTCTTTCTTTTTAGTTGTAATCCTTTTGACGTGAGAATCGGTTGATACTGATTAACCATTTCATCCCATTCAAGAATTTCTTCCTCTTCCCCGTATAGATCTTCCATAATATCGTTAGATAAACTGTAGTAACCGCGGTACTCTTTGTTGTTAGATACCTCGTGTCTTTCCATATGTTTTAGAATAGAGTTTACTTCACCTTTACCCCTGGACTCTTTATACATGCTTCTCAGCTCTTTAGAAGGATACAGATACGGCGTGTCATTCAAGTAATCATATTGCCATCTCATTATTCATCCCTCCACTGTTTACAATCCTCTAAATACGCATCAATCCTTTTCTGAATCCCTATCTCGTTATACGGTCCATAAGGTTCCTCTTCCCCTAATAAATCAACGATATCGATGTAATTTGAATTTTGTAGCATATCGTGTTTTGCAATGTGATCGTACACACAACGCACTTCATTTTCGTCGCCCGCTTCTGTGTACATGTTAAACAAGGTTTGTGACGGATACAGCTGCATACGAGATAAATACTTATATCCAGGTCTCATTGTTCCTCACCTTTCCCTTCTTGATGTCCTTATTTCCACTTGGTATTCCTCGTGGTATTAATCTGGCATTGGTATAGGTATATGACCTAGAAAGAAGGATTTTGCAAGTCCACATTAAAAATATAAAAAGTACAAGTAGAATTTTTTATAAGGAGTTGTATTTATGCAGAGTCATTTGAAGGAAATATTAGATAGTAACGGTATCAAATACGGTTTTATTGCAAAACAAGTAGGTATAAGTAATGCTGCTATGACGAATCTCATAAAAGGTGGATTACCTACACTGCCTGTAGCTGCTCGAATCGCAAAGGTATTAGGTAAACCAATTGAGGAGATTTGGACCATCGAGGAGTAATTCTCCCCCTCCAGCCTTAATAAGTTTTTATCTTTATTTTTCTTTTTACACTTGACTTTTGCTTTCGGCTGACAATCATGGGATGAGGGTACAGGACAACGGCTAGGGCAGAGAATGACTACCTTACAACGCTTCAAAAATAAAAAGCGTCGTAAAGTAGACGTTCTGTAAATCATGGTCTATCGGGTTAAGGAATCCGTATAGTAACACCCTGTTTAAACGCTGTAATTTCTTACACAGCTGACTTTTTACAGATAAAGCTTGTCCTATCTGCAGAAAGAATCAGGAAAGGAAATGCACTACTGGCGTATCCTTCATTACTCGCAACCTATAATTCTTTCATTATCAGCTGCTACCCGTGCCGTAGCACGCCAAGCAACCGCCGTACCGTTAATGGCCGTACTCGCCTAGACTCCTAACAACGCAAACAAGGAAACGTTATTCGTTAGGACGCTTAACTTTCTGACGTTGGCTTAGCTAACCTGTTCAAGTTTAACGAGTGTTAGGTCATTCCTCGTGTGGATCCTCCTCTTAGTTACCTAAAAAAGACAATAGGAAACTAGACCTCGTGCATATCTGTTTTTTCGAATAAGGATAGTCACGAGGATGGAGGTTGTCCGATATTTAGTTAAAGAAAGAGCTTATAGCACGTGAGCTATAAGCATATTAATAACGAGTAAAACCGAAGCCACAGTATAAAAACCATAAAACCAAATACAATCAGATTTTGTTTCTAAACCGAAGTAATCGCTTATTTTTTGCATCTATACTGTTCCACCCTTCATATCCATATAAAAGTATGACTCTAGGAGTAAAACCTTGTTAGTAACAATATATAACTCTAGGAGTCATACGTCAATAGTCTTTCGAAAAAAGTTTTACTTTGATATGTAAATTGTGTAAAATGAAAAGTAATAAATGATCGGAATGAACGGAGGTATTACCATGAGTTCTATGGTATTCACTTTAGGAGAAACGATGGAGGAAATCGGGATTACCAAAAACAAATTAGCAGTGGAATCAAAAGTTCGTCCAGCAACTATTAGTAATCTAGTTAATGGTGAGGTTGGTCTTGTACGTTTTGATACATTAAAGTCAATCCTGGACGCTTTAAACCAATTAGCTGAAGAAAACGGTGTCGATAAGACCTACCGTATTGAGGACGTTGTACAGTACATAAAATAAATGTACTGTTTTTGTTTATAGAAATATTTCTTAATACTCTGATATACTTATTTAAAAATGGTAAAGGAGGAGAAATATGGAGATAAAAACAACCGCAGACGGTAATACTTACATCATTGAGATTGAGCAAAAAAAGAGTTCCACAAAAGAAAAATTTGGCCGTAAAGCTTCATTAGTTTCCGGAATTTTTGGCATCCTGCTTTCTGTTATCTTAGGTATCACAATAGTTGGGTTATTTTTTGCGGTTCCACTATTTCTTTTTTCGTTAGGCTTTATATATGCAGCGTTTGAAAAACAAGAAATCCAGTGTCCTAACTGTAGTCATAAACAAAGAATTACAAAAGGAAATGGTTATTTTGATTGTGGAAGTTGCAAGAAACGTACTTTAGTAGAGTGGAGATAAATCGATCAAATGCCATAACTATTAAGTGCCGTACTAACAACACATAAAACTTAATAATTGAGGATGGATAGTATGATTAATATAGAAGAACTTTTAGCAGAACATCTAAAAAAAATAAGTACAGCACCTTTTTTATTTATAGGCTCAGGATTTTCTAGGAGATACTTAGACCTACCTAATTGGGATGGTCTATTAGAACAATTTTCGGAGTTAGTTCCTCGAAGTTATGACTATTATGTCTCAACCGCAAGTAAAGAACTACCTGAAGTTGCAAGACTAATCGCTCAAGATTTCCACCCGATTTGGTGGGATGACGATAAATACCTAACGAGCAGGGAAGAATTTAAAGGTAAAATCAATACTATAGAGAGCCCTTTGAAAATTGAGATTGCCCAATATCTACGGAATATTACCTATGAATATGGTAAAAACGAAAATAACGACAGAGAAATCGATGCTTTAAAACAAGTTGTGATAGACGGCATTATTACTACTAATTGGGATACTTTTTTAGAGCAAGTATTCGTAGATTCCGATATAAAAGCATATGTTGGCCAAAAAGAACTTTTATTTTCTCAACCTTTTGAAGTCAATGAGCTCTATAAGATACATGGGTGTAGTACTAACCACGAGTCGTTAGTACTAACTTCTAATGACTATAAGCTTTTCAATCAAAAGAACCCATACCTTGCGGCCAAATTATTAACAATTTTCATAGAACACCCTGTCATTTTTCTCGGTTATTCAATATCTGACCCTAACATTCAACAAATTTTAGATTCTATTACTGCATGTTTAGACCAAGAAAACATAGATAAACTTAAAGATCGGTTAATTTTTGTGGAGCGTGCGGCTGGTGCAGCAGACGCTTTTGAATCTTCTTCTTTTACAACCAGTAACCGTGTTACAATTCCAATTACAAAAATAAAGACTGATAACTACGAATTAGTTTATAAAGCACTATCAAAAAACAAAAGAAAATTTAGCATGAAAACTATGCGTCAAATTAAATCACAAATTTATGAATTAGTAAAAACGAATGATCCAACTGGAAAAATAGCAGTTATTGATGGAGAAAATTTAAGTGCTGCAGACATTGAATTTGTTATAGGTGTTGGGGTAACTAAAGCAGCGGAACAACTTAGGGCGGCTCGAGATGAAATGCTGGATACAGGTTACTTAAATTCAATAGGGTACCAGTCTATTCCACAAATAGATATTTATAAAGAAATTTTAGCTGATCCACCTTCATATGACTATGATGCATTAATTAGCCAGACATTACCGCAATTGTTAGGAACAAATCATAGACTTCCTGTTTTCAAGTTTATAAAAGAATGCGGAATTGAAACTGAAGAATTACCCGTACAGTTAAAAAAGAAACTAGGAAAGAAACTAACCATGAATTACTTTTTAACTCAATCACAGAGAGATATCAAAAAGTCGCAATTACGTTTGTATAATAACATCCCCCAAACAATAGAGGGATACGCTGACTTTACAAAAGCCCTCCAATGTATTCCTCATTTAGGAGCAGATGGGATTAACCTCGATGAATTACATCATTTGTTAAAACAGCATATAGATAAATTGGACGCAGATACACCTGCGTCCATGGAACTAAAAAGACTAATACGAATTTATGATTGGTTAAAATACGGGAAATCATTACTACCACCAGCAACTAAGATTAAACTACAAAGACGTCAAGGTCAGGCAACATTGAAAAAATAATACTTATATGTAATCTAAAAGCATGCTTCCATATAGAAGCATGCTTTTAGATTATTTTTGTTAATAAAACTATTATTTTGTATAAAATCCTTTGAATCCATTAGCATTTATCCATGCTATTTTGTAATATATTTTACTTTTCAAACTTCACATATTCACCTGAAACCCATTGGTCGCCGCCAACATTATACCAACTGTCTCTATATCCCCACGATTGATATTTTTCACCTTGGTACACATTTTTTACGACACCATAGTTAGTTCCTGGACCAGTGCGAACGCGTAATACATCCGCTGTAATAGTCACGACACCAACGCCATCATTTGAAGGCTTCGAAGGTTCTGTTGCATTCCTTCCAGTATAATTAATATATGATGGGTCGTTATAAACCCACTGGTCGCCACCAAGGTTTAGCCAGCCATTTGACTCACCCCATACTTGATAGCATTCTCCTTTACCTAACTTACGAATAATTGCATATTCAGTCCCAGGTCCTTTTCGTAAATTCACGTTATCGCCGTTAATATAAGCAACTTCTGTACCATCGTTTGAAGGTGGAGTAGGTTTTTGTATTACTGGATTATTACTTCCGTTATATGCATTTTGGACTCTTTCAATAAAGCTATTCCAACGTCCTTCTGCTAACATACGATGAGGACAATACTTTCCACTCCATGATTGATGTGTGCGAACTTTACTAATTGGAATATTGTACTGTTTCATTAGTTGAGCTACAACAATAGCTGCGTTATCTTCTGCTTTATAATATCGATTTCCGCCGTTTAAAGAGTAGCAGATTTCAACTCCAATAGATTTACGATTTCCGTTACCACCACCATCACCGCAATGCCAAGCGTTACGCTCTAAAGGAATTCCTTGTACAGCTTCTTTATCATCTACCGCAATATGAAAAGAGACTTGATTATCATTACGAATCATATATCCTACTTCATTTGTTGCTGTAGCATCGTTATAAGTATTGTGGACAGTAATGAATTCTGGATTCATCGTATAGGGGCATTTTGTACCATATTTACTTGGGTCAACTAAATTTTTTCTAATTTCCATTACTCAACATCTCCTTTTATTGTAAGTTATTTTTTTCTAATACATCTTTTTGTTGTAATCCTTTGTTGCTCAAATAGTTGTTCTTCCAAGCCATATACAAAGTAAATGCTCCTGTAATTACGGCTACTAAATCGTTTGTAATTTTGTCATCAATCGTTTGGTATCCAACCAGATTTAAGACACTATTAATCACAGCAATTACTAATACGACATAACGACTAATTGAAGCTGCATCAAAGTTCCCCATGCTCTCACCCCCTCTCATTTAAAGAAATTTAAAATATTAAATAATAAAAGGACTGCCAATGACAGTCCTGAAATCCACATAGATATATGAGCTTTTTTGTTACTATCTAGTTTTTCTTGCGCTTGTTTCAAGTCACGAATTTCTCGATCACGGAACTTGAACATTTCATCAACTTCAGTCCTTTGCATATAATTTTTTTGATTGTAGTCTAACTTTTCCTCGATTCGTTTAACTGCAGCGTTCATCGTCTGAAGATGCACTTCTAATTTCGCAATACGTTCGTACTCTTTTTGCTCCACCGCCATCACCCCTTTTTAGGCAATAAAAAAAGACCAGCTTATGGCTGCTCTGGTTTCTCGCTTATAAATTTTTGAAATAAATCTGTTAATGTGGACACATTACTTGTAAGTATCGTAACTTGATCTGTTAATATAGTAACCTTCTCTTTTAATTGTTTATTTTCTTCTTTAACTACATTTAACTCTTCGGTATTCTGCTTAACCTGCTCCTTTAACAATATGAATTCATAATACAGCTGTTGGAAAGCTGCAATAAGAATAGAAACAGTATTATATAAATTAATGGCCCGTTTCTCTTTATCTGTAAATATAGCATCTGTATCGTCTGCAATCATGCCAAAATATGTTTCAATTTCTTTTGTTGTATATGGTTCTGTTTGTTCTTCCGGCTTGTTCACACGCATTTGATACAAATCATACATATCATCTTTAAAGTTGTATTGTTTAATAGCCAAATTCATGATTTTTTCAAGAGCTGAGAAAGGGATATCTTTTATATTTTCTTTCATATTTCTAGCTGACGTAGGGTTAAATGCTTTCGCCCACATTTGACCAGTAGCATTAATATTCTCTTGCGCTCGTAATGTTCTTAATTCTATATCTTTCCATCCCTGACCCATCATATCTTTAATCTGCAAGCCATTGTTATAACCTTGTACAAAACTTGACCTTATCATTGCATTACCCATGATTAAATCATGATCGGTGGCGCCGTTTACGAAATGTATTTTATAGTCACTGCCTTTTCTTTTGAAAGTAAACTGCCCCGAGTTATTTGTAAAAATATGCGGCTCAGTTGTAGTTACAGAGAAGTAACCATATCCTGGAGCCCATCCTTCAGATTCAAAAATAATATTATTCAAGTTTTGAAAACGAAATTGTCCATCTGAATATACGCTCAGATGTCCACCGTCATTATGCATTTGAATATAGTTTGACCAAATATTAGTTCCTTCTGCATTTTCTCCTTTAGAAATCCCAAATTTTGCATATGCTTTAGAAGGTTGATCGACTCCATTAATTCGCGGCATGACTTGATAAATATAAAACGATCCTGTACCCCTGTATTTAATATTGTCAGAACCAAGGACGAGTGAAGGTTGAATACTTCCATCATTTGTTTCCATAAATCCTATATAGCCACGTGGCTTATCTGCATCGAAAATCTTCATGTCTTGCTTATTTATTTCAACAAATCTGTTTCCACTCGTTTTAAGTGTTACTCCTTCTAAAACTTTCCCTTTGATATGCTCAGCTGTTACATATCCTATAAGATTAATTCTGGACCCCTGAATTAGAATTTCCTCAGCTGATTGATTAATCTGGGATATAACATCGCCTTTTTTAACTCTAGAATTAATATTTTGATTTGTTAAACTAAAAGCCGCTTCCATTTCTAAAACATAAGCAAATTTTTTGTCGGCATCCGTCTTTGAGTACACTTCAGTCGCTTTAGCACGAAAACCTATTTCTTCGGTATTTTGATCGATAGATGTTTGCATTTTTTTTGTTACTGTATCAAAATCACTTTTGGCAATCTTATCTGCCACTAAATCCACCAGTTCTTTATAGTTGGTAATGTCTTTTGGGTTTGGCATGTATACAGATGGTTCTTTTCCTTGCTGTAGCTGCGGTTGAGATACCCACATTGTGCCATTACGGCGTACCCATATATCTCCTTGCAAACGAGTTACAGGAACGTCAGGAGCTTTAATGGTTACACTAACTAGTATCCAGGAGCCATTAACTAATAACTCTTTTATTTCAGTTTGCTCATAACCTAATGCGGTTGAACCATTAAAGAATTGAAGCTTAACGCACGCTCCTTGGTCTAATAAGTTTTTATCTACTACATAGACCCATGCAGACAATACGTAGTCACCGCTATTTTGTGAGGCTCCAATACTTTGAGCAATACCAGTCCAGCTATTTGCTGTAACCCCCGCATTTGCAATTCTGACCGAGTTATAACCGTCATGACGTCTATCTGTTACTGGTGTTACTGTAGCACCTGATACAACTCCTGCTACTGTCCATTTATCGGTACTAGCAACCTCATTTGTTATATTGCCATTAGCATCAACTGTTTTTTTCTTAAACTCTGTATTGAAAAATTGATTTATACTACCAAGTGCCCCTACATAAGCTTTCATTTGCTTTTCCGAAATCTTTGAACTTAATGAGTCTTTTGTTTGCGTAATTTCATTCTTGTTTTCTTGAATGAGCTTTCCTTGATTTGTTTGTGTTTCTGTTAGCGTTTTAATATTAAGAGAATTCGAATTTGTGGTCTGCTTCACTTCATTTAGAGTTGTTTGCATTGTACCTTGATCTTGTTGTACTTTCGAGATTGTTTTTGAGTTCGTATTTACTGTTTGTTGAATTTCATTAGTTGTTTGGGTAAAATCTGCTTTAGAGGTAACTTCATCGTTAGAAAGTTGCCATGTAGTTCGTATGTTACCTTCTTCAAATTTTGCATGGTGTGAGTTTAAATTCCCATCAATATTGCGCCCAGAGTAATAGAATTTAACTTGAGTTACATCTTTATCTTTTGTTCTAAATGTAACTGATAGTGGTTCGTCTTTATAATCCACATTAATCTTTAATTGCGAGTCAGCACGTACAGATTGCCATTCTTGCTCTCCATCTGCATACGTTATCGCTGTTTCTACGCCAAACCAAGCATTTGTATTGATTTTTGTTATTTTACCAGTAAACAAAAATGAGATAGTAAAAATTTTATTTCTATAGTTGACCTTATCCGATAAAGTCATTTGTTTACTGTCTGACCAGGTTCCAGTCATGTTCTGTTTATTTAACCCTGTTTCTGAACCGCTAGCTAAATTGATTGAACCTACAGAAATATTATTTACAGTAGTTTTTAATTCTGTAATGGTGTTAGTGTTAGATTCGGCTGTCTGTTTAGCAGTATTAGCAGTTTGACTTACTAGTTTAAGATTATCGTTTAGAGTTGTTATCTCCGTTTTCTCTGCTTTATTTTTAATTTCTTCAGCTGTGCGTTCAGCAGTCGTTTTTGTTTCATTTAATACTTTTATATCACCTTTACGGTTTGTTTCGTACACTTGCTTTCCAATAAGGTTTTCGTTTACCCAATCTTTTGTATAAACACCCTCTTTGCTGGCCTTTCCTTCAAGTTGCTGATTTAACCAAGTCTTATCAGGTATATCTTCAATTGTCTCTTTTAAAGTATCAATTTCTGTTTGTGCATTCTTTATATCTTTTTGTAATGGTCCTGTATCCGGAACAACCGATTCCCAAGCTGTACCTGTCCATATTTTTAAAATACCAGGCTTTCCATTACTAATATCACGCCATAGCGTTTTGTTTGGCTTAAGATCAGCAGTTGGTGGTTCTTTACTTTCTATAATGTTAACCATATTATTTTCAATATTTTTTTTTAGTTGCTCTGATATATCTTTAGCCTCTTGTGATTCCTTTACAGCTTTTCCCGATTCTTTCTTTGCTTCTTCGGCCAACTTTTCTAGTTGTTCTAACAGTTCCTTGTTAGCCTTACCCTCTAACCAAGCACGCATTTTGTTATATAATTTTCGTAATTCCTCGTTCGAATCTATAATCTCTCGATAGTCTCCAAATACATATTTATCTTGCGAAGGATCCGTATATGATTCATCACCAGCGATTGCCCTTGCTTCAAGGTATAACTTAGGTGTGAAGCCTGTATCTTTGATTCGGATTGTATCGCCTTCATTGATTAGTTCATGTGCTAGTCCGAAAATGCGACCGATTGATTGTGCCTCTACTTCATACGAAACTGAAGTATTGACACGCTTCTTTAATTCCATCTTCATCAAAGTCATTAATCGTTTTGGTGTCATATTTTGGTCTTCTGTTTCTGGAGTGTAAAAACCAAATTTATGTTTACCATGTGCATTCCAACGTTGAAAGGCATCACTATCTGTAATATAAACAAGTCCGTTATTGATGCTCTCAACCGTGATAATTTCATCACCTTCACCTCGTACAAATCCGACTAAGGCGGTACAAATATCCCTGGAATGCTCAATGCGTCTAACGCCTACTAAGTCTTTTCCCAGGGTTACTTCCTTCCCTGTTTCTCTCCCTCGTTTATTTATCATATCGACGTACCATCCAGTAATTTGAGAACCAGATACTTCAACTCGATATTGGATTTCCAATTCAAACAAAGCTGCAATTTTCTTTAAAAAAGTAAGGGGATCGATGAATTCATCGATCGTCATCGTGTGGAACGAAGAATAATCCGTTATTCCACGTTGCCATTTTGAATCGGCAAGAGCGATATCAATAAACGTATTAACTGTTTCGCTCTCTATACGTTGAGGTTTAATAATCCCATCTTTGGCGATTTGAACCCAGGCACCGGAAGAGTGTACAGTTAATGATCTATCCTTTGAATCTTTTTCTACTTCATTATTAATAACATACGGAACAATTCGACCATCACGTACTTCCTTTAAAACCAAGTTCTGCTGTTGTAATGTAATTGCATGTGGAGTACCGTCAAAAATTTTGAACTCTAGCATATCAATGTTATTCTTGATTTCCCAATGACGCTTATCTTCCCAGTAGTCCTTTGGTTGAATAGCGGATAGAATTTGATCTGTTTTGAAATCAACAACATGAAGTAATCCGCTTGGTGTTCTCATCGAAATCGCTCCCTATATTTAACTTTTGCTGTTCCGATATTTGCTGGCATAATTTCAAGTTTATTCTGGCCCTTAGTAATTTTAGGATAATCACTGAATAATTCCTTCAGATTAATTGCACTTGAACCATTAATACTAACTAGACTTTTAGCTGTATCGATTTGCACTTTATCTCCTTTTCCAACAATATATGGAGGATTATTACTTGTATTTTGGTTAACTTTCCAAATCTTAATATCATCAACTGTCATAAGTACAGCCGGATTATTATTCCACCATTGACAGATAGAAATTTGTACCTGTGCAATTTTATTCATCAAAATCCCATCTTTGTCTACCCAACGAGCTTTTGCTCCAGCATCATCAATCTCAGTACCGTACGCAAATTTCGCAATATAAAACTCCCATTCATTCCCAATACGGTAAACACATAACTTTCCGTAAAAATTATTCCACGTCCAAGGATACATACCGCGCGTATGGATCATCATTTGTTCAGCTGGATGCCCTGGATAGGCAATCTTAGCAACACCAAACGTTTCTTCAGCCTCCCAATATACATCGTTTAGCGACAATCGAACTACAGGTTTACTAGTCTCATCCAGTAGGGCCACTTCTACTTGTCCCATTTGTACATAACTACTGCAGTTGAACCTTACATAAGCATCCATTATAAAATCTTGTAATGGTCCGCTAGGAATACTTTTTTTAGCAATCGCTCCATGATTCCCTTTGTAATTCTGATCACCATAATCTTCTACATAAAATTGATGTCCATTAGATTTGAATGTACCTCCACCTTTAGTGTTTTCAAACTGTGATACACTTGTCCATCCAACTGTAGTAGACATTTCATCCCACATTACACGTTGTTTCCACTCTACTGGAAGTTGGTTTACTTGTAACGGGTAACCAATCCGAAAATAATCTTCTTTGTTTGGAAGATATACGCTCTTATTCCAAACATCTAAAAATGTAGAAGGGTTTTCAACTTCAATTTCGATGATAGGTTCTGACTCCGCACTGCCTTTATTTTGAATGTTGGCTATTAACCCTCGACCGTCATTTTCAAAGTCAACCGTTTTCTCATTCCCTAACTTATACGGCATTGGACATATTAGTGTAATAGTTGCTTGATGAATATTAGATTTTTCTAAAGTCTCCTCTACAGATTCCTTAATCCCGTAATACACAATATCCGGTTCGTCTGTGAAGGTAATTTTTACAGGTTCTTCTGTATCTAATAAACCATTCAATTCATCTATCCGTTTCCTTAGTTCAAAAAGAGAGACTCCCTTAAGAGAGAAATCTACTTCTAATACTCTCTTGGGAGTCCTTTTACTTAAAAAATATGAACCTGGGCGGTGAGGTACCGTTAACTCATTAATTTCGTCACTTAAAATTCCGCGACCTCTTATATCGTTAACCATAAAAAATCCTTTTTCGTATTTTTGACCGAAATATTCTTCTAAATTAATCCCATTAAAAACTAACAATCTACCGCCCTCCTTTAAAATACATCTTTCCGTTTTTTCACAGCTTCTTGCTCTCCAGTAATATCATCAACGAACCTATTAAACTCTTGTCTACCAAGCTGTATATTAATATACGCGGGTTGTCTTTCACTAGCTGTAGAATTTGAAGCAGTTCCGGAATCCGCATTTCCTGAGCTTGCTTGTGGCTTAGCTGTCTGGTACGCACCAAGTCCTCTTGGCATTCCGTATACAGTCTCTACTTGTAGAGCTTCCGGTTTCATCCATTCAGTCATTTGTTCGGTTGTTCTTTTTACAGCGCCTTTCATTGCATCAATACCATTAATCCACCCTTTCATCATATTGACACCAATGAAATCCCTGAACCAACGACTCGGTGAGTGAATCGATAAAAGTCCTGAAATTTTATCTTTAATTCCATTTCCAATGTCCGTAATTTTGTCCCAAATAGCCCCAGCCATAGAGCTTATACCATTTAAAAGCCCCTGCATCATATTTTTTCCTATGCTTCCTAAATCAATTCCGCTTAGGAATGACTTTACATTGCCAAAAATTTGAGTCACTGTGTTATAGATAGAATTTAGGATGTTAGATGTCGCTGACTTAGCCGCATTCCAAATTGAGGAAATGATGCTACCTGCTGCATTCATAACAGATGAAATAACCGAGCCTATCCCCGAGAAAATTGAGCTTACTAGAGAACCTATCGCTGATAGAACACTAGAAAAAATAGATTTCACTAAATTTAGCCCACCAGTCACGACCGCAGAAATTAAATTTATTGCCCCTTGGATGATATTTCCGATTAATGACATCACACTCGACGTAATGCCTTTCACCGCGTTCCACGCCCCACTCCAATCTCCTTTTAAAACTGAAGTGAAAAGCTTTATTATATTGGTGATTATCCCAATAGCAGAGGTTATTACGCCCATGATAGCTGGGAAAACCGCCTGGACAATCGACAAAATAAATTGAATCGCCGGGATCACTACACCTTTTATTATTGTTGCTAGACCTTCAAGTATCGCAGTGGCTACAGGAATCGCCGCTTGAATAATAGAAACTATTACCGGGAAAACCGCCTGGACTATTTGTAAAATTAAAGGAATAACTGTAGTCGCTATGATAGAGATTACCTGACCTAATAATTGAATAATCGGAATCGCAACGGAAATCGCAGCAGCAATAATCCCAGCTATTACTGGGAAGACCGCTTGTACCGCCTGGAGAATAATCGGAATTACTGATGTCGCTATGATAGATAGGACCTCTCCAAATCCTTGTATCAGCATTCCTGCTATACTAAACACCGTCTGGATTACTTGTAAAATAATAGGGAATGCCGTTTGAAAAGCTTGAGCGAATATCGGTAAAACTGTAGATGCTAGCTCAGTAAAAATTTGAGCTACTTGTTGTATAGCCTCTGTTATCAATGGCATAATTTCTATTGTCGTATCAGCAAACATCTGAATTAATTCAGTAATCATAGGCATTACTTCTTGTACCACTTGACCGAAAAGTTTGAATAAATCAGATGCTAAAGGTACTACAGCTTGTATTGTTTCTCCGTACAAACGGAATAAATCGAGTGCTATCGGTACTACTGCTTGTACTACTTCACTAAACAAACTAGCTATTGTAGAACCTAACTCACCAAAGGCTGCACCTAGCTCAGAAAGAGCAGGTCCAAGTGTAGCGAAGCTTTCTGCTATAACTTGTCCCGTTTTCGCAAATTCAGGAGCAAGTGGTGCAAATGCTTGTGTAATCCCCTGAGCTATTGACTGAACAACCGGCAAAATTGCAGACATCACAGAACTAAAAATCGATTGTATAGACTGCCAAGCCGACATAAAGGCAGACTTCACTTGATCATTTGTATTTATCAATTTAAATATCGTAGCACCTAAAGAAGCTACAATAGCGATTACCCATCCTATGGGGCCTGAAACACCTAAAAACGATAAACCTAAACGTACAATTAATGGTGTTAAAGTGGCTATCGTATTTCCTATTGTGGAGAAAGACATTTTAATAAAATCAACTACTGGAGAAACGGCAGAACCAATTCCAGCAAATGCTGAACTAAGTCCTGATATTGCTGAACTAAACGCACCGCTTATCCCTTGACCAAACTCACTGAACTTTGATTTTATCGTAACTAGCGAAGTCTCTACAGCTGTTGCAAAACCAGAAAACACTTGACCCGCTTTAATTAACCCTGTCTCTAATGCTGTGCCAATTGCTGTACCCATTGCTGAAAATTTTCCCGGTAATGTCTCAAGATAAGAACCTAAAGAATCAATAGCAGATTTCATAGCTTCAACTGCCGCTACTGTCCCACTTTTTATAGATTCCCACGCACTGTTAACGGCATTTCGAAAAGTCTCGTTATGTTTGTAAAGTTGAACTAGTGCTACCCCCACTAAGCTTAGAATTGCAATAACCGCACCAACCGGTCCTAACAATAAAGCAAATCCGGCTCTTAATGCTGATAAAGCAGCCCGAAGCATTACTGCTGCTTTTGATGTTCCTGACATCCAAAGCATTAGTTTGCCGATAGTAATTATTGCTCCTCCAATTGCGTTAATAACAATACCCGCTACCGTTGCTATAACTAAAAAAGCCGTAGTAAATGCTACTACGGAAGCAATCACCGTCTGCACAGGAGCTGGTAATTTCATAAACGCGTTTGCCAAGGTTTCTACTACTCCAGCTACGGCCATTAATGCAGGAGCTAATGCATCAGTAAATGCACGTGCTGCAGCATCAAGAGAGGATTCCATTTTCGTCAGTGCTCCGGCCCATCCTTCAAGCATGGAGTCCGCAGCTTTTTTAGAAGCACCGTCCGAATTCACTAAGGATTGTGTTAAAGCATCAATCTTTTCAGGCCCCGCTGCTACAAGTGCCATCATACCTGATACAGCTTCTGTACCAAATATCGTTGCTAACGCCGCACCTTTTTGTGCACTTGTCATACCTTCCATTCCCGTTTTTAATTCACCAATAATTTGAGACAATGGTTTCATATTACCTTGTTGATCCGTAATAGATACGCCAAGCCGTTTTAACTCATTTGCCGCTGCTTTTGGCGGTTTAACTAAACGTAGTAAAGATGCACGTAATGCTGTACCAGCAGTCTCCCCTTTAATACCGCTATTTGACATAATACCAACAGAAGCCGCTAGTTCTTCCATCGATATGCCTAATTGAGCTGCTGGACCCGCCGCATATTTAAAAGCGTATTGCATATCCCCTACACCCGCAGCTGTTGCGTTTGCGGCTGTTGCTAGAACATCAGCAACATGTGTACTTTGACTTGCCTCCATACCAAATGAGTTTAAAGCTGACGTAATCGTATCAGCAACCATCCCCAGGTCTTCACCTGACGCAGCCGCTGCACTCAACACACCAGGTAATGCGGACGTTGCCTGAGCCGAATCAAAACCTTTCGCACCCATTTCAGCAAAAGCCGCTGCTACCTGCCCTGTTGAATACACAGAATCCTTTGCCATATCAAGAATCGCTTTCTTTACTTGGCCGTAGTCACCTGCAGTCAAAACCGCCGCTTTACGAGTTTGTGATTCAAATTCTCGAGACTTTTGAATCATACTCCCTAAAGCAAAAGCCGACGCTGCTGCTGCAGGACCAAATGCATTTTGCATTGTTTGCCCTGTTTGCTGTACACGTCGGCCCATTTCAATTGCTTGATTACCTACTTCTTGAAATCTAGCACGCCACCCTGAATAATCAGGAGGCGGTGGCGCTGGCGGTAATGGTGGAGGTGACGGCGGTTGCGGTGCTGGTGGGATAGGAGGTGGTCTACTAATCTGCTGAAAAAATGTATTCCATGCTTGTGTAGCTCTTCCAAGGTTACTTATTAAATTAGATATGTCTGCAATCACCTGAGTTTCTACCTTGTTCTGGCTCATTCACCTCACCTACCCTTCCTCTTCTTGTATTTGACTTCTAATCATTGATTCTATTTGATCAAAGAAAGATTCGTTTCTTTGAATTTTTTCAACTACTTCTTTCCGTTCATTTGCTTGTTTTTCAATATCACGAACACTTTCTGGACGTGTATATATATCCGCTAATGACTTGATTTTGTCACTTTGAGCATTTCGATTAAACAAAGCTTGTACACTTGCAAACTCGTACTTATCAAGTAGTTGTTCCTTATATCCGTTCAACATAAGATGATATTCCTTGAGACTAATACGCCAAGATTGCAAGGTGGTCATATTAAAAAAACGAAAACACTCACCTTGCAATTCATCAATATTTATGCGTACAGGTTCTCGAACGATTTCTGTTGTTCCGCTGTCATTGTCCCTAGAAGTTTCTTCACTGTCTTCTGGAAGAAAAAACTATTTAACACAACTGCTTTGTTGTACTTTAGAATTTCATCAAGGTCTAGTTTTTCTGCATTAAACATATTTTCAATCTCTTTCTGTACTGCTTCATACGTGATTCCCTCATTTGTATGAATCAGTGCGTAATAAACCACATCCGTGAAATTAGTAATTCCGCCCTGCATGGTTTGAGAAACGAATTGCATCGGCCCACCGTTTTCATCCAATAACCTCAGTGCCTGTAAACAGAATTTCAGTTCTTGTTCTTTACCATTAATTACGAAACGCGTATATGATTTTTCAGCCATAATAATTACCTCCAATTATTTTTTGTTCAAAATAAAAAAGCGTCTATATGAACGCTTATTCAAATCTTAATTATTTATTTTCCACAAATTCATCCATTGTTTTATTAAGCAAACTAATCATTGCTTCTCTTCGCTCACGCGGGGTTGTATTATCGTATAGCTCATTGTGAATATCACTTACTTTGGCCAATTTCTTAGGATCGACATAATTAGTTACCTCTTCATGCCCACCAAGCATCATAATTGTATTGCCTATAATAACCGCTTGCTCTTGTTGATCTAGCTTCATTGTTCACCCTCCTCTGACAAGCTATCAATAATCTTATTTAAAACACTAACTGTCGCTTCACCACATTGTCTCGCTGTTGAATTTCGAGTCGATTCCTCACATAATTCTGATAAACGATTTAAATCAACGTGAGGAGCCAATGCATCCTCTCCGAATGTTGAAAGAATTGAGGATGCGATTGCAATTTTTTCGATTTTAGATATATCCAAAAATTTCACCTCCCATAAACATTCTTAACTATTAATAAATATACTTACTATTACGCTCCTGGTGTAGCTACATCACCAGAAGGCGCACCTTCAGGTACTTTATTAAGCGTTCCTTTAGAAATTTTTCCATTTAATTTTAAGCCGATAGAATACTTTGAGTACTCCTCATTTTCATGAGAAAGTTCCAAACTATTCAACATGTATGTTCCTGATTTAACTTTAAACTCAGAAGCGGTTGCACTACGTAGGTTAACTTCATGAATTCTTACTAAAACTTTATTAAGAATTGCTTCTTCTACATAATCAAGTCCCTCGTCACCTTCAGTACAAATCCCTTCAATACTAGCGGATTGTGTTACGTCACCGTAATCAGATCCACTCTTATCTTTTGTTTTCAACTCGATTTCTCCAGCCTCAATTGACCGTGAACCTGACGTTTGGTTAAAAAATCGGACTGTTTTTGTAGTTTTCCCATCAGGTTGCGGAATGTCAATCAAGTAAAGTGTTTCGGCACCTTTAAACTCAGGTGCATTACTTTTTTTCACTTCTGCCATTTTTAGTCCCCCTCTAATTTCTGATTGTTATAGTAATAAAACTCAAATGTTTCGCTGTAAAAATCTCAACATCTTTTTGAGATAGTGGTTCGAAATCCTTTACTTTTGCATTAAAAAAACCGATTCGTTCTGGATTCTTTTTACTTGTATCGTACAAGTAAATTGAACCCATTTCGAATCGGTTAATTATTCTATCTTGCAAATCGTTCCTATCAAAAATTTTATCTGCATACACACCTACTTGTATCAGATGATTACGTGAGAAATTCTCCTTTGAATACCTGCTAATTGTTCCAGACAAATCCTCAATGGTAATGAAGGGTTTGTCTTTTCCTGATACAGAAACACCATCGTATATCCATGTAGTAGGCGCAAAAACATCCAGCAACTTTTTTAATGAATACATTACATCATTCAACATAATTAATGCCCCTTCGCTACACGTTGAACAGTTTTGTTTATATCCTCAACAAATGGTTGCTCACCTTCAAATGCTGTTTTACGCATAAAGCCTTTTTTGGTTTTGTGCGTAAATTCTTGTACCGCCGCGTAAATAAGAGGAGATCCATACGTACCAATAATTCTCGCTCCGACTACCATCTTTACACTTGCAGGAATACTTTCAGATAAAGGACCGTGTAATATCGGTGCTCGATTAGAGGCTTGATTAGCTTGTAAGCGTGTATGTTTTTCTACCGTTTGCTCAATTGGTGTTTTGTATCTATTGGGATTATGTGCTTTTAACACATTTGATTTTCCTTTAACAACAACTCTGATTCTCATCAAATCACCCTCTTTACAATGACCTCACGACGGTTTACACCACCAAGCCCTCGTTCATCGATAAGTTCGATAACGTAAAAAACACCTTTACGTTCAATTCTTTCAATGTTCTCTATGTCCACATTAAGAGGAAATGTAACAAGCGCCTCTCCTTTTTTAACATCGAGATCAGCAAACTTCGTCTTTTCCACTGACGTGAATTTCTTCCAAACTAATTGAACAGTTTCTTTTCGGGGATCACCTTGGATTTCTTCTCCTGTAATTGGATCCTTTTCAGAAACCCCTTTAATGTATAAAATCACCGGTTCTCTACGTCCCTGCTCAATCATTTCACGATTTTCGCGAATCTCTTTAATATCATCTTCAGTAAGCAATTGCTACACCTCCTCGCTTATTAAGTAGTTCAGCCGTGAAGAACATTGTGGATGTGGACATATTAATTGATTCATTAGACTTTCCGGAATATTTTTCGGATACTTTCCAGCCCCCAAACCGTATGCATCACGTCTCGCTAGCTTGTAACACATATGCTTTGAGTGGTATCTGTGGCGGTGGCCATTATCAATAATTTGATAACCTGTCACAATTTCACTTTCTAATCCATTCTGGATAGTAGCTGCCCGGTACGTGTTAGTACTCTCAGAAATTGCTACACGCTCAACCTTCCATTTCTCATTGTCGTGTACTTCCTTTATCTTTTGAGAAATCATTGTAATGCTCTCGCCCTTTAATACAGATGGACGAATGACACTACTTAATCGATCTCTCATATCTCCAGATAAATTCCATACACGATCAGACAGAACTAAGCCATCTTCACCAGGTCTTTTTATAACCCCTTGAATAATTTGCTTATTTACTGCAGTTATAGATTTCACGTCCAAACCTGCTTCTGATAATTTTAATGTGGTCCATTTCGACGTGTTTTCAATCAATATATGGAATGATCGCTCTGCTTGTTTACGAAATTCTTTTTCGTATAAAGTAAGGTCTCGTAATAACGCATTTAACCTACTACGCTTCACGATTCCATCCTTTTGATAGTCATTCAATAAATCAACTAAAAATAAACGTATTAGGATAATGGCCTTAACAGTGTCAGAAACTTGTTTTTCGTTCTCCTCTTTAAATTCTTCGGAAATGGTATCGAGCGCTGCATCCATCTCTTTTTGAGAACCGCTCATGTAATCATCTCCCATCTGCCCGCTTAGCAAATGTTTGGTGAGTACCTTTTCCCCGTCGATACTTCCTGTACTTTTTAAGCGCGTCCGCTGATAACTTCTTATAGTTTGCAAAGATCATCGATTTATCAACCGATTCTTCACCATCTGTATAAGAAAAATAGCGCGCTGCGTCTGCTGCAATCGATTCATAAGCAAATGACAGAGCAAGATAAAAAACAGCATTTGCGTTTAATTCTTCGGTTAATTCTGACTCAGTTTCGGCTTCAGCTAGCCAATTTCCGATGTCATCCGGAGTTACTTTTGGAACTTTTGCTAACCGACTCCCCAGCCTTTCCGACACCTTCATTTGGCGTCACCCCCGTCACTGTATTTTGTTAAGACATCATGATTCCTGCAGCTTTTAACTTTGCAATAAGGGCGTTTAAATCTTTTACTACACCTGCTACGTCAGTCGCTGTACTATCTGGTTGTTTATCAACCTTTTTGGGTATTAGAGCTACTTTTTCTTCAAGACCTTTAATAATAGTGCCAAGTGATGTGTCTTTTGCAACCGGCATCGATTTATTTAACCGCTGAGCTTGATTTTCAGAAATAGGCATTTATAACACTCCTCTCAAAATGAAAAAAGGTAGCATTTTAGCTACCTTTTTAATGGCAAACCTTTTTCCATCCCCAAGGTGTTTGGACCCAATGGCAATGTGGCCACCAACCTGGGCCTCCACCTGGACCTCCGCCTGGACCTCCACCTGGACCTCCGCCTGGGCCTCCGCCTGGACCTCCGCCTGAGCCCGAAGATGGACATGAAGATCCTAAATATGTTAATCCCTGCATATCATTACTATGAACTGCACCAGGTTGACCATTCTCCAAAATCTCCACAGTGCCATCAGCTTGTAAATTCATAAGTACAAAAGTATGTTCTCTCCCTCCCCAAAAACTAGAAAAACAATGACCCCTTCGTCCTGCATTGAGATGATCATTTATAGTTTTTGGGGTAATTAAATACATCGTTGTCCCTTGCCCTTGAGTGTAATGCTGTTGAGGGTAATGACTCGAGTGTGAATATTGAGGCCTAGGCGATTCATATGAATTCTGATACGGATACATATACTGATCATAGCCATAATGTGAGTATTGAGGTCTAGAAATTTCATATGAGTTCTGGGTTATAAATTGATCGTAGTCATAGCCATAATCATAGTAATTTGTCATAGTTATGCACTCCTTTTATTCAATATGCTTTAAACTATGACCTAATAACTTTAATCGCTACAACAAACAACCCCTCAAATCGCCTATTTTATCCACTTCCTAAGCCATTGTTTTAGAGATATTTTCAAGAACAGCGATAGACTCTTTCGCATTCTTAACTTCAAATCCAAATTCCCCACGAATGACACGAGAGAAGTAATCAGCACCATTTGGTGTAGCATCTTGGTCATAAATTGGAGTTAAGTAACGTGCCTTTACTTTTTCTGTATCAAGAAGTAACGCACGATCTTTAGGCATATTTAAATCAACTACAACACTAGAAATCGCTCCACCTGGTAAATCCGATACAAACGATAAGATTTGGTAACCTGCCGCAGTATCTTGACGTGTAGTACGAATTGTATCGCCACCAAGTTTTGTGATTTGTCGTGCGATATTCGGTCCACATAGAATCGTATTTGCTGAACCACCTCGAGTAAATACTTGTTCTACAGCGTCATTTAAAGGTTTTGCCGCAATTTCGTTCCCTTTAAAGTCTTGCTTATGAGAACCTTCAATACCCGCAAATGCAAATAAACCACCTGTAGTACGCGGTTGTGTTGGAGAGCCAACATTTCTACGACCATAGATTAGAGAAGTGTTAGCTTCACGAACCATCTCTTGTAAACGCAGGTTTACTTGATAATCTAATTCGTTTGATACGCCGTACGTGTTTACTTGTTGTTGTGTACGTGAAACAGATGCGTATCTTGAAAAGATTTGTGAGAAGTTATGTGACACCAAACGGTCATTGATCTCATTCTTACGGAAAGCATCTTCACCTTCTGGTCTCGGTCTTGCGATGACTTTTAATTCACCACCAGCTGTAATTGCCTCCGCTTTCGTACTATCGTAACCACGTTGCACAGTGATTTTATCCGCGTTTTCATCGACACTTACTACACGTAGCACTTCTAAGCCGTTTTGTACCAGAGCATTTTCAGTGAATTTACGAGCCTCGCCTTTTTCTAAAACTAGATCCGTATCCCCAACAGCTGCGGCTGTTTTCACAATACCTGTATCAGAGTTTAAATAGTCGTTCTGCCATTCAAATTTAGTTTGTGTTAAAGCGTCTCCTACACCAATTAACCCGAAAAGAACAGGTGCTTTCGTGAGAATTAAATCCACATTCGCTTGCATTTGTCTTACTTGTTGTTGAAATTCGTACGTAGTTGGTACTGGCATATTTGTAGCCCCCTCAAATTTTTAAAATTAAAAAACCGCTGACTTTTAATCAACGATCCGTTATTTCTTCGATTTCGCTTCTAACAACTTGTTATAAATACGTGTTACTTCTCCCGCATACTTTGAATCTTTTAACGCTTTTGTTTTTGCTTCTTCCAGTTCTTTTTCTAAAGCAAGAATTTCATTCGCTCTCGGATTTGTTCCTGGATTCGCGCCACCAGCTGCATCTGCCCCCACAACTTTCTTGAACATCCAAGGTTTACTTTCCTTTAGCGCATTAACAGCCTCTTCAACTCCTTGATAATTACCATTCTCATCAAGTTGAATAGTCGACTTATCTAAAAGCGCCAATACGTCACCTGGATCATTTGCATCTAAAGCACGTGCAATACTCTTAATTTCCGTATTTAGAATACGTGTATTTGCTTTTTCTTGTGCTTTTTGCGCTGCTTCGGAAGCTTCTAGTACCTTTTTGTTAGCTTCTTCTTTTTCAGCCTGCAAGCGTTCAATTTCTGTCATTTCTTGCTTTTTACGCTCTTCTTCAGCTTTTTCAAATTCTGCTAATTTCGCTTTTACATTATCGTAGTCACTGTATTTCTCAGCGGATTTACTACGTTCACGTTCTAAGCGCTTCTTAACAATTTCGTCTAGCTCTTCTTGCGTAAAAGTTTTTGACGGGTCGTCAGTACCCCCAGGCTTTTTGTCTGGATCATCTCCAGAACCGCCACCATCAGAGAAAAATTGTAGGTCTAATCGAAGTGGGAACTTAGGTGTTTTTTGTACTTGTTCTACAAAAAAATTTAATGGTGTAGCTTGTTTTGCGTATTCCATTTGCAAATCCTCCATTTTGAGCCTGTCGGCTATAATTTCCGAAAGTTTATAGCGCCATTTCGTAAGGCAAGTATTACTTTTCGTTATACGGATCCTGAGACTGTCTTTTCAACAACCGCTCTTGCATAATCTCCATGAACTTTTGTTCCGCATTTTCTTTACCACTTCTCGTGATTGCGCCTTTAATTGATTCGATTTCGTTAGAAATTTCATCACCAAGCTGTTCAATAAGTGCTTTTTGATCTTGCGGTAACGGTAAACCGAAAATAATCTTACTAGCATAATAGTTATCTACTTTTGCTAACATTTCTTTATCGTATTTGAATTTGGAGTCATCCTTCCTAGCTTTCATATAACGTAAAATATACTCATTTAAGGTTTGTAGACGGGACTGCCATATCACCCATGAGCGTTGTGTTTTCGAGATGATGTTACTGAATAAAAGCTGTACAGCCATATCATTTATACCACCTGTATTCATGTCGGCAGTGTTCACCATCGGTACCTCTGCTTTTTCATGTAGGCGTTTTTGCAATCGGTCCAGATATGCTTCAATGGTTTCTTTAAATTGGAATCCACTTTCCAGCTTTTTAGCGCTTGGTTCACCTGCATCTTCAGCGCCGTCACCTAAATCCCATTTCGCACCTGGTGCTACTTGTAGTGGATTCTTTGGATCCTCGTCTACATTCGTTAGTAACGTAATGGCGAACATTTCAAAACGTAGCGCATCCGAGTAATCAGACATCTTTTTGTCGATTTCGTCAGAAAGCTTAATCGTTTTTTCAAGCTCACTATAACCTGTAGTTCGCTTACTGAGCTTTTCAGTCGGCACTGGTACAACAGGAATAAAATTGATGCCCATTGATGAGCGCTCAACCCTATCCTCTTGTTTTTCTAAGTCACCGTTGTATACAGCCTCTTCAATTTCACAGTCGTACTCACCAGCTTCTTCATGCCAAACTAAGTAATACGATAATTTCCACATTTTCGTTTGTTCTTCATCAAGCCATGCAATAAAATGAACCTCTTCCAGCTGGTCTATATCCCAATCGCTATACTTTGCGATAACTTCTGTTGATGGATGCCAAATAATCTTAAATTCACCGCGACGTTTATCGTAATGAATCCGTGCATACACACCAGTTTTTGAAATAGCCCTGTCTTTTGCTGCTGCTAATAACTTCTCATGCATTCGGTTGTCATCCCAAACCCATGTTAATAGCCGTTCCTTCGCTTTCGCTCTACTGTTTTCTGCTTGTTGCTCTTCACTAGGTTCATATCCTGATTGAATCATAAGTGCTGGATCATCTATCACATCAGGAGGAACTGTTACTTTCGGTTCTTTTTCAAATTGCCATGCTGCAATCATATTTACAATTTTTTGAGGATAATCAAGTTGTATTTTCGTAGGTTCATAATCTAGATTGTCAGGCTTTTTGTAATCAGACCAAACATTTAAGTCACCGTCATACCGCTCATACAAACGAACTTCGGCCATCATTCGTGTCCATTCAGAATCACCAAGCGCGGTACGAACTGGCATTACAATTTCTACTGGATTCATAAAATTACGATCTCCTTGTACTCTCATTCAAGCTCCTCCTTTCTCAATATCTTGAATTGCCTGTAGTTCCTGCTTTACGTCTCGCGCGTTTGTACGCAATAGAAAAAGCCATTTGAACCGCATCCGGACCATCATCATGTGGATGCATCGGATACATTTCAAATTGCTCCAATAAAGCACGTAAATGTTTCATAAATCGTAATTTACCACTTTGTATGTCAGGTAATAACGATTCAATACGTAAAGCTTTTCTTGTACGCTGCTTAATTTGTTTTAAACGAGTGGATGAAGGGTACCCTTTCTTTTGCAACGCTTCAGCAACCTTCTCAGCAAACCACTCCTGAGCCTGTTGTGCCTCTACTGCAAGTGATTCATATTGATATGCCAGCGTATATTCCACAGCCTTTTCTAACAACGTATTTGGATGCACACGCTCCATAAAAATATCGATAACGTAACAAGTTCCTGTTTCAACGTTTTTCGCAAGTGTGACTACTACACTATAGTCACCTTTTTCTTTACCCATCGCGAAATCAACCGCACCGTAATACAGAAGTTTTTTATCTTTTAAATCATCTTCAGTACAGTACGTGAAATATTTAGGTTTAAATATCTGTCTTTCCTCGTCAGTCGGGTTACATAAATACTCCTGATTAAATGCTTTTGTTCCGTCATCTTCCCTGATTTCCATCAAATCGATGTAAGGGAAATGTGATGGCCACAATGTTTTTGTACCACGAAGCATTTCTTCTTTGTTCCGCTCGTAAAATTCACGAGCACGATCTGCAGAGTCCGGATCATCCACCTGACGAATCTCACGCCATTTTTGCCATAAATCTTCTCGCTCTGACCATTTTAGGATTGCCGGAAATGATCTCGATACGAAATCACGACGGTTTTTAATAACGTGATGCAATAAACTGTCGTAACAAACGATGGTACCCATGTAAATACAAGCACCTTCTTGACGACTTAAACCTGGTAGCAATTCTTCCTTGAACCAACGTTTGTTTTTCGCTATTAAATCTACTGTCGCGGTATTTTCTTTACTCTCCAAATCATCCAAAATGTAGAGCTGAACTCTTTTTGAACCGTGGCGTAATCCACGTACCTGAGTCCCGATACCTTTTGCTTCGACTTTCGTGTTTGTTAAAGTCACGAATTCTTTGTCATTATCAACTTCGTTTCGGCTCTTCTGCTCGTGAAGTAAGATACCGAAATCTTCACGTAGTTTCTCGTTGTACTTTAACTGATCACGTGCCCAAGATATAAAATCACCGGCTACATCAGATGTTTCAGAAATTAAAACAATGTACTGCTTTAATCGATACACGACTTGATGACACAAATAACCGTTACTCAGATAAGCGGTTTTCGCGTGACCACGTCCTACACTCCATGCTACTTTTTTCTTTTTCTCCCTACCCGTTGTAATGTCATCTAAAAGCCCGCATAACGTTTGGTGAAATTCAGCCGCATCATCCATCGTTACTCCAGCAGGGATTAAGTTATCCGGATTACCTGGGTTACCTTCTTCGGAGAAATACTCATACATGAAATACAGCATGTCAAGTTCCCCGCGGTGCACCCTTTTTAACTTTTCTAGCTCATCGATGTCAGCAAGTAGTATATCCATGTAATATTCTGTAGCTTCACCAGTTTCGTACAACTCCTGTAATTTCTTCGCTCTTTCCGCTACAAGATTAATACGTTCCTGACGTTCTTGACGGGCTAACCATTTACCGTCTATATATGCCATGTAGCCCGCCTCCCTTTTACTCGCCTGTTAATTTTTTTAATTTCTCAAGCTGTTCCTCAATTTCCGCATTTGTACGGGTCGCATTTCCTAGCTCACCCTCGATTACTTTCTTATCAGTCAGTAAACCAAATCGCTGCATGTACAATTGCATTGCTTTTACACTTGGTTGCGGTCCTAAAATTAACTGCATTAACTTGCTGTACACCTGCTCACGCTTTTCTGCAAGGAAACTGTCAGCCACTTCGCTCTTGAATGCAATAAAGTCCTGATTCTTAGTTCGCCACTCCCAAAGTGTGGTACGGTTTATCCCAAGTTCATTTGCCATTTCATCTTGCGTCCTTTTTTCCTCATTGTTCGATTCCATCAACTCATTTTCTACAAGCAAGTACGCTGCTTGAATTTGTTTAGCCGTGAGTTTCTGTTTTAATTCGTCTAACTTAGCCATTGTTTCGCTCCCCTTTCTTCGTGAAATAGAAAAAGGCAACCGATTTAGAATCGATTGCCTTGAAATTCGTATATGTACGTTACCATAACCCATCTATTACAAGTTTTAAGGTAATTGAAAATTTATTGTATCATTACTGTTATCTCTTTGAAGAACTGGTTTAAAACCGTATAGAGGGTAAGATAACGTTATTTATGCTCTAAAACTATAATTTCAGGGTCCACAAGAATAACATGCTCGTCTGGCATTAAATTAAAAAGTTTTTTGAATTCTGTTACTGTTAGTTCCTTTGCAAATTTATCAAGTGTTGCTGATAACTCTTTATTAAGTTGGTTTGCATAATCTCTTGGACTAATTTTTTGATTGTGTAAATTGTTTATTAATTCTATCTTTCTTTTATGAAAGTTTGTATGAATTTCCTTTAACTTAACAGAAAGAGTATTATTGACATTATTATCGAGCTTATATTCAAGAAATAATACAAACTCTTGATCAAGGAGGTCTATATGGCTGTTGTTATTATTGATTCTCATGTTTAATGGTGTATATATTTTTTGGACATTTTTAATAAATTCGCTTTCTTTAGTAGAATCCGTAGAAGCTGTACAAGGTTGTATTTGATGTTTAACGAAAAACTCTTGTGCATCTGTACCATAAACTCCATAGACAAATGTTGATGCAAAATATCCTCCTGCTTCCTTAACAGTTTTACATGTTGGTAAAAGTATTCTATTGGCTGCTTGATGACACACTCCAGTTATACCATATGTAATATCAGCGTGTGAGTCTGGTTCTGCCAACTCATTACAAACTTTAGAATCCGCTGATCCAACACATATTTCACAACCTCCTTCTGAACGCCCGAAACAAGGCCAAGTACATCCATCGCTACTTTTTACATATGTATGGTCTGCTGTTGAACTTCGAAGGTTAATTGCATATCCACGTATATCTACCATATTAATGTTCACTCCAATTTATGTATTTCCTAATCTACTGTCTTCTTTGAATGACTTACGAAGAATTAAGAAATAACCATGTTTACAGATTTTAAGAGCGGGTTCTTTATTAAAATTTTTGAACCACGCTCTTAATGTGCATTATCTCATCAATCTAATCTCCCAGAGACAAGAACTATATTAGGTTTTTTTGAATTATAACTAATATAGTGGTCACCGAATGCAATAGCAGTAAGTGAATAGACGTCACCAGTTTCATCTTTAAAATGATACTCACCTGATTGCATAACAGTAAAATACAATTTATAATCGTAAATGCTAAAAGACTGTTTGTATAGCGCATAACGCGTTATACCTGTTTCTTTTGAAAATTCATTACTAGTAACTATCCATTCATCACTCTTGCTAACGGGCCAGTTAACATCCACATAAAAATTTCTGCTTGACAACTTATTTTCTGTTTTCTTTTCTCCTGAATTATCTTTTGAGTAACCACTTTGGTATTCATTCCCTTTTTCACTTTTAGACTCTTTCCAAATAAAGTTGTTTTCATCAAAAGCAGGAGCTTGTTCATTATTCATTTTCATACCACCCTTTAGTAATTAGTAAAGAACATTGACACGTATGTCTTTAAATATTGTTCACAATTCATACTGGTTTATTCATTTAATTAAAGAACTTATAATGAATCTTTAGAAAATAGGGAAAATCTCAATTAAACTTATATAACTTTAGCTTGATGGACGCAGGGTCTCCCTCCGAGTTTAAAAATTCTGACGGAACGTTACGAGCACCTACCAACGCCTTATCAGATTTGACCTCCCCCGGGGATTGCATTTTTTCTCCCAAAAAGAAAAAGCCGGAATTACTGTTCCGACTCTTTTTTCTTTTTCGCTCGTATTAAAGTACTTTTACTTATTCCAGTCTTTTCTTCTACTTGCTTATATGAATGCTTATTAGCTAATAAGCCTAATGCATGTTCAATTTGCTTCTTACTGTACTTATTCGGTCTACCTTCCCTAAAGTCTTCACGCTGCTTAGCAATTGCTTTTCCTTCTTGTGTCCGCTCAACAATCATGTCACGTTCAAACTCCGCGAACGCGCTCATAACATTGAATACTAAGCGCCCTGTCGGTGTATCCTCTATCAGTCCCATGTTCAATACATGTACCTTCACACCTTTTTCAAACAGTTCCCTTATTGTCTGTATGGCATCAACTGTCGAACGAGCAAAGCGATCCAGCTTTGTAACTACCAGTGTGTCACCTGACTCTAGTATCGAAAGTAGTTCCTTAAACTTAGGACGATCAGCTTTTGTACCAGTGAACTTCTCTGAATAAATTATACTACAGCTTTCCTTCTCCAGTGTTTGAATCTGTGTCTCTAAGTCCTGGTGAATCGTACTTACCCTCGCATATCCGTACTTCATTCATATCAGCTCCATTTCGGCCTTAACTAATGACACTAAGTTATGACACCATTTGATACCTTGATATTATCACACCAATAACAAAGTGTCAAAACCTTTAAGTTATGAAACCGATACGAATAATTATGCCCCCCTGAGTTTCATAGGCCCTTCTCCCTCAGCGAGCTCGGCTGATAAAAACACCTATCGGTTTCACCTTTCGTGTTGCCGACAGTTAGGTAACTACTACAGTAGTCACCTTAGTTTCTACCTACTATATACGCCACAGTCAGTCCAATCCAACGGGCATAGAAAAAGCCAGGATACCTATGACGGGGTTCCTGGCTTTTGACATTATGAATATATGGAGGATATGTACACAAAATACCTATCCTAGCATAAATTGTACCTAGAAAAACCCTACTTTGTCAAGCCCTGCTCAACTTTTTTTATTAGCTGGTTCATACCAACCATATCACCATTGATAATCTGATAGAGCGTATCTACGGCCTTATCACAGTACTTGTAATACTCATTGGCATTAATACTCAGCTTATGCAATATCCGTTTCCGCGGAACTTTCACCACATACCGCGCTATGACAATGTACCGCATGTTCTTCGGTAATTGTTTAATCGCCTGATCCAGTACAATCTTATTAAGTCGTCCATCACTTTTCCCGTCCTGTGCATTAGGACCCGTAAAGCTTTGCGGCGCATCAGGGAACCGATCACCTACAGCCAGTGATTCATAATTCTCCAGCCATAGTCGTATTGTCTTCTTTGAAACATAACCATCAATTCTGGTCATCTCCGAACCTCCTGACTTAGAAAATCAATCCCCTAAAACAAACACCTTAAACCATTAATAGTATTACATACTATATAACTATTAATAAATACTACTATATATATAATATATAATTATTAGTTTTATATTTATATTATATATATAAGGTATATTTTTTTAAGGGGGGGTTCTTTTTTATTGTCTTTTTCTTTTTTGAGTACTGTAGTGTATTAGACCCCCTCCTAAAAACTTTTCTTTTATATATTTTTATTTTCGTGTAATCAGCTGTGAATCTCCGAATCTCGAAACACGTGCCACGCTGCTGTTGTCTCATAACCACGTAGCACTGACTTTCCAGTTAGGAGAAACTGTTCTTCCGTCACTTTCGTAATCAATCCTTCTCCAGCATACACATTGCCCTGCTCCGTCTCGATATTCACATCATGTAACTGGTTCGTGGCCACAAATTCACTTACCCCATAATCCACAACATGGAGACTCCAGGTGAGCTTACCCGTAACAACTCCTTCTTGTACCGTCACATATCCATCGTAAAACGGAACCTCTTCCCCATCGATTTGTATGTTACGAATATCTTCAGTCATCTGTTATACACCTCAATCCAAATTCCCCCATAAATATTATCAATTTGTATCGATAATATTTATATTTTTTGATATTATATTAATAAAAAGTTTCATACTAAAAGGAGTTAAAAAATGGGGTCACAAGACGAAAGAATTTTCGACTATTTAGAATCAAATTTAATTAATTATTTAGCAATCTATGGAATAAATAATCCAGAGCCAAATAGGTTTACTATGTGTTACGAGGACATAAGTTATCCTTTGTGTAGAATTTTTTCTACGTTGCATCCTTATATCAATAAAAAATTCAAAAATTTTTATACTGGGATTTTTAATGACACTTTCAGTTCCAGTGAAGCATATAGATTTATGCAACTAATAGATGAATTAGAAGAACTTCAAGGAACATTGCAAAATACTAAATACAGTTTTGACTTAATACCTTCATACAAAGACGCCATAGTAGAAGTTAAAGATTACCTTTCTTTATTTGGTGAAAATCGTGAATTACTCCAAAATGGCTACCCACCTACTTTTTCTCATAAAGTAACCCTTGAAGAAGTCAACCCTGTTTTCCAACTAAAATCAACTATTTCCACAAGTAACTCCGGAATAGCAATCCCTTCTGAAATGAAATTGATTGGTGAGGGATCTTACGCGAAAGTACATAAGTATAAAGATAATTTTTACAATCGTTTTTTCGCAGTAAAAGCTGCACATAAAGAGTTGAATACAGATGAACTCATGCGATTTCGAAGAGAGTTCAATGAAATGAAAAAGTTAAAATCACCATATGTGCTTGAAGTATATAACTTCGACGATGAAAAACAACGATATATAATGGAATATGCAGATTTCTCGCTTTATAATTTTATTAAGAAGAACAACAACACTTTGTCTGTCTCAAAGAGAATCGATTTAACTCAACAAATATTCAAGGCCTTTACATATATCCATAGCAAAGGTATACTGCATCGAGATATCAGCCCCTCAAATATTTTGATAAAAACATATGAACATACAGAAATTATAAAAATCTCAGATTTTGGATTAGTAAAAATACCTGATAGTCAACTCACGAATCCATTAACGGAAGTAAAAGGCTCTTATAGAGACCCAAATCTTGAATTAGTGGGTTTTGATAAATATCAACTTCATAACGAGATTTATTCACTAACATGGGTAATATATTATACACTTACTGGGCGCAAGGAAGTCCGTTCCATCAAGAGTAATCGGTTCAAAGCTTTTATCGAAAAAGGTATGAATCCAGATATCCACAAGCGGTATAAAGACGTTAAAGAAATGCAAGACGCTTTTAATGAACTCATACATCCGTCCCAGAAAGTAGGTGTTTAAATAACACCCTTCTTCGCTAAAAACTGTCTCGCGCTATCCGTAAGCCGGTAATAATACAAGTTCTTATCATCTTTCATGACCTGCTCCAGTAGTCCTAACTGAGAGAGTTGTCCCAACCACGTATCGAACTGCGTGGCTGGGATTTCTCCTCCTGCCTGGTGCATCGCCCGTAAGATTGCTTCCGAACCTTTCACTCTATACCACGTGATTTTACGATTTCCAGTGCTTGTTGCTCTGTAAAACCTTCAGAAACAAGTGCATCAAAACGCGCTTTATATACTTTAGACATCTCGCGCTGCATTCGTATTTGCACCGGTAACGCCTTGACAAAATTGTCCAAAATCATTTCCAGTTCGATATTTGTATATTGCTTATTAGGTTCGCTCATTTTATCGCCCCTTCAAACGTGCTTCGAGTTCCGCTAATACCTGATTAACCCCTTCAGGACTTAGCACGAGTTTACCGCCAGCTAGTTCAATATTTTCTTCTGAAACCTCGCCTGTAATTTGGCAAGAGTTATTAGGATTATATTTTTGTAGAATAATAGATTCACCATCTACGAAAATCTCCATAGGATCCTTTACCTGGATACCTAATGTACGGCGTAATTCCATCGGAACCACAATACGTCCTAATGGATCAATGTTACGAATAATACCTGTTGATTTCATTTCTCTTCAGCTCCTTCTGACCAACTAGATTGATATTTTTGTTTTCCTTGTTCTACAAGAAGGTTAACTTCATATTTTTTCGTAGGGATTGGTACCATCCTCCGCGGATCACTTTTCTTATCGATATGAACACCTGGTACATAAGTCAACGCTTCTGCTACAGCATAACTACCATCTGGGTTCTTCTGCTGCGTCGTCACCTGCATCACGCAACCACCATCAACATTACAAACCTTAGTTGATTTCATCCAACCTTGTTCTTGAGAACTCGCTTTGCAAAGTAACGCGAACGTATCTCCATCACCATAAACTTGTAAGTCTGAAATGTTCTTTTTCGCACCACGTACTTCTGAAATATTCAAGTCTTTTTCTTTCAT